CATTGGAATCAACATGTATCAGGATTTTATTTTTTAAAATGCTCTGATAAAACTTCTTATCCAATATTTCATGAACCAAGAACAGGTGCACGAGCTACAAAATTAAAAATGAAACCTGGTAATGGTATATTTCATGGAACTGAACTCGTACATTTTAAACCAAAACCAGGCACACTCATTATCTTTCCAGGGTACATGGAACATGAATATGCAGTCGATTTTGGTGTAGAACCATTTAGATTTATACATTGGAACATTCAAGCTGTACCGAAAGAGATGGCTAAGGATGTCGTTTAAGAAAAATAAATATACAGTTATTCGTCAAGCAATCTCAAAAGATTTAGCTGCATTTGTTGCAAATTATTTTAGTATGAAAAAACAAGTATTAGATACATGTAGAAAAGCTAGATATATTTCTCCTTATGAAACTTTACTCGGTTATTATGAAGGACAAGATGAACAAATACCAAATACTTATTCTTCATATTCAGATATTGCGATGGAAACATTATTATTAAAGTGTCAGCCTGTTATGGAAAAAGCAACAGAATTAAAATTATATCCTGCATATACTTATGCAAGAATTTATAAAAAAGGTGATGAACTTAAAAGACATAAAGATCGATTTAGTTGTGAAATATCTACTACAATGAATTTAGGTGGTGACGATTGGCCAATATATCTTGAGCCTGATTCTACAAAAGGTGGAGTCAAAGAAGGCATTGGATATGTATCTGATAATACTAAAGGTATTGAAGTTAATTTAAAACCAGGAGATATGTTAGTATATTCTGGTTGTGAATTAGAACATTGGCGAAAACCATTTAAAGGTAAGGAATGTATTCAAGTTTTCTTACATTATAACAATCGTAAAACACCAGGTGCAAAGGACAACATGTTTGATAAAAGACCTCACCTTGGTCTTCCTTCGTGGTTTAAGCGATGATATAATATTGTGATGGAGGCAGTGGCACCACCAATCACCCCACTGTCTCCTTTACAATATTAGGAGTTTAAATTGCTTGGTATAACCGCCCTATCACAATCGCCGATATCCTCTCTTGGAGGAACTAATGTTAATGTAGCTGTTACAGGTGAACAATTAACAAGTAATACAGGTGCAACTACAATACAAGCAAATGCAAATGTATTTTTAACAGGAATTCCATTAACCTCTACGGTAGATGATGTAACTGTTGCACTAAATACACCTGTTAATGTAACAGGTGAAGATTTAACAATTAATCTTGGAGATGAAACAGTTACTGCAGGTGCCACAGCGGTTTTAACTGGAGAACAATTAAATTGGACAATAGGAACTTTTTCAATTTCTGCTGATGGTAATCAAAGCATTATTGCTGGCCCTGAACAAGAATTAGAAACCGATACAGGTGCAATATCTGTACAGGCAGATGCTAACGTAAATGTTACAGGAGAAAATTTAACAACAAACTTAGGTGATGAAACTATACAAGCTAATGCTAATGTAGATGTTTCAGGAGAAGCTTTAAATACAGATACAGGATCTGTGTCTATAACTGCAGGAGCCTCAGCTCAACCAAGTGGCGAAGAATTAACTTCTACTACAGGAGATACAACAGAAACAGGTACTGCAAATGTTGATGCTACAGGTTCTGAAGCATTAATAAGCTTAGGGGATGAAACTGTATCTATAGATGTAGATGTAGCAGTTACAGGTCAAGAATTGACCACGGCCGAAGGCTCAGTAACTGTTGACTTAAACACTCCTGTAGATTTAACAGGACAACAATTAAATACTGCATTAAATACTCCATTAATTACAGCATGGTCTAATGTAGATCCTGGAGTAACTAATACTTGGACTGAAGTGGATACTCAAGATACTAACATTTGGACTGAGGTTGATATCGCAGCTTAGTAAGGATATAATAAGGCATGGCTTCTACATATTCTGCAGATCTTAAATTAGAACTTATGGCGACCGGTGAAAATGCTGGTACATGGGGAACTAAAACAAACACAAATTTAGAACTTGTCCAACAAGCAATTGCAGGCTATCAAGCAATTGATGTAGCTTCAGCTGATGTAGCATTAGTAATGTCTAATGCATCTATATCAAATGCAAGAAACATGGTTCTCAATTTTACAGGAACTTTATCAGGTAATAGAGTTGTTACTATTCCTGATTCAATAGAAAAATTTTATATATTAAAAGATGGTACAACACATTCAGGAAATACTTTAACTTTTAAAACTGTATCAGGTACAGGTTTTACATTAGACGAAGGTAAAATTCATGCAGCATATTCTGATGGTACAAATGTAAATGAAGTTGCTTTAAACACATTAGGCGGAACTATTGGTACTGCACAAATTGATGATGATGCAGTGACAAATGCTAAAATAGCTGATAACGCAGTAGACTCAGATCAAATCGCAGCCGATGCAGTTACAAATGCTAAAGTTGCAGCTGATGCTATAGACACTAATCAATTAGTTAATGATGCAGTAACTGCTGCAAAACTTGAAAGAAAATTCACTATAAGTACATCTTCCCCTTCAGGAGGCAATGATGGAGATATTTGGTTTAAATATTCATAGGAGTTTAAATGGCTAATACCTATGGGAAAGTATCGGGAACATTTCAAGAGATAGAAAATGCTTACGGTAAAGTATCAGGCACTTGGCAAGAAGCTGACGAGATATATGCAAAAGCATCAGGAACTTGGGAATTAGTTTTTGCAGCATTTACACCAGGTGCAATTCAAACATTAAGTTCTGGTTCAGGAACTTTTACAGTGCCTCAAGGTGCTAACGCAATTCATATTCAAGCTGGAGTTGGTGGTGGAGGTGGTTCAGTTGGTGGAGCAGACTATGATAAGGCAGGAGGTGAATCTTCTGGTGCTGGTGGTGGATCAGGTGCTTATGTATCTGATAAAGTTTTTAGTGTTACTCAAGGAGAAACAATTTCTTATTCAATCGGTGGTGGTGGGTCTGCTGGAGGTATTGGTTATAATACAACAGGTAACTCTGGAGGAACAACAACATTATCTGGATCTACAACTGGTTCCATATTTAGTTTAACTGGAGGAGGTGGATCACGAGGTATTAATGGAGGAGTGCAAGGCCCTTTAAGAACTAATATAGCAGGAACAGCAGGTTCAGCTACTATCAGTGGTTCCGCAATCACTTCAGGAACTTTTAGAGATTCAGATGGAACTACAAAAAATATTACAACATTAAATAGTGGCCCTGTTGGTTCATTTAACCAATCAGGTAATGGTGCTGCAGGCGGTAATAATGGAAACTGTGGAGGAGATAACTGTCGTATTAATGGTTCAACAGGAGCTTCTTCATATGCAGGAAATATTTCAGGAGGAGCGGGTGGTAGTTCTTCTGGATCTGGAACTAATGGAGGAGCAGGTACACGAGGATCTGGAGGTGGCGGAGGAGCCGCACAAGTAAATACAGGTTCTACAAACGGTGGAGCTGGTGGTAACGGAGAAATTAGATACAGATTTTTAAGAGTACAATAGTGTTTTTAAAACCAAAAAAAGTTATATTTAATTCAATACTTGAAAAATATAAATTAAAAGATATAAAACCCAATCAAGAAAACAATAATCAAGACTTAATTGATCAACTCGAAATTGATATAAAAATGAACGGACTACTATGTCCATTAGTTGTTAATAATGGTTTATTAATTGATGGTCATCATAGATATGAAGCTATTAAAGATTTTTGTACCGAAACACTTGTTTATGTGGTAAAAGATAGTCACATGGAAAATTTATTATCAAAATTAAATAGCTATATTTGGTTTGATCATTTAGGTAAACTTGATGGCTAATATATCCAAATGGTTTGGTTATCCAATTTATATAACTAAATTAGAAAACTTTGAGAGTATTAATAAAAAAATATTACCTATTATACTTAAAGATATTACTCCAACCAATTCTCAATACTCACGAACCACGGACATAAAACCAAAAGAATTACAATCTATTGATGATAACTTACATAATGATCATAGGTTTAAAGAGTTATATAATAATTTATTTAAAGTAATAAAAGAATGTTTAATTGCTCAAAAATATAATTTAGATTTATTAGAAATATATATAACTAAATCTTGGGCAACTTTATCCATTAAAGAACAATATATTGCTTATCATAGACATATGAGTAGCCATTTTAGTTTTGTCTATTATCCACAAGCTCATGAGCAAGGTAATTTGTTTTTACTTGATGATGACGCACATAAAGTAGGATTGACTATACCAAAAAGAGATCCATACTTTACAGAGTGGGATAATACTAACTACGGTAAAGCAGAATATCCTGCGGAAACAGGTAATGTGATTATATTTCCATCAATGATATTTCATGAGACTGGAAAGAATACAAAAGAAGAAGCGCGTATATCTATATCAGGAGATATTATGATTACAATGAAAGAAGGTGTAAAATCTGAACATAATATACCCTCCCCGTCTACTTGGAAGAAGCTTTAATATGGTGTAAAATACTTTTATGCCATTAGCAAATGTAAAAATTGTACCAGGATTGAATAAAGCAGACACCCCATCAGGTGCAGAAGGACAATGGATTGATAGTGATTTTGTAAGATTTAGATACGGTCAACCTGAAAAAATAGGTGGCTTTACTGCTATTGGACAACAAACCATAGCAGGACCTGCAAGAGCTCAACACACGTGGAATGATTTAGAAGGTAGAAGATATGCAGCGCTAGGGACTTCTAAAGCTTTATATATTTATTATGAAGATAAATTTTATGATATTACCCCATTACAAACAGCAATCACAGGGGCAACGTTTGATTCTACTAATGGTTCAAAAACAGTTACTGTAAATAAAACTACACATGGTTTAGCTGTAGGAGAGTATATTACATTTACTAGTGTAACAATTCCAGGGACATCTTCTTTTACTGCGTCTGATTTTGAAGACTATACTTTTGAAATATTAACAGTTCCTACAGTAGATACTTTTACTATTGAAATGAAAGTAAACGAAACAGGGACAGATATGTCTGCTGGTGGATCAGCTACAATTAATCCTTATGAGGAAATTGGACCAACTATTCAAACGTATGGTTATGGTTGGGGAACAGATACTTGGGGTTCAAGCACATGGGGTACAGGTAGTACATCATCAACTGTTATTCTTGATCCAGGTAACTGGAGCTTAGATAATTTTGGTCAACAATTAATAGCAACTATTAAAGACAGTAAAACATTTGTATGGGATCCAGGGACAACTAGTCCTCAATTAGATACAAGAGCAACTCTAATGACTGGTGCACCAACTGCATCTAGATTAACAATTGTATCTGATCGAGATAGACATGTTATACATTTTGGAACTGAAACTACAATAGGAGATACAACTTCACAAGACCCGATGTTTATTAGATTTTCAGATCAAGAAAACTATAATGTGTATCAACCTACTTCAGTAAACACAGCTGGAACATTTAGACTTGATACAGGTAATAAGATTGTAGCTGCAGTTTCAGGTAAAGATTATAATTTAATTTTAACAGATCAAGCTGCTTATACAATGCAGTTTGTAGGTCCACCATTTACATTCTCTATTAGACAAGTAGGTTCTAACTGTGGATGTATTGGACAACATGGTGTTGTGTATGCAGATGGTCAAGTCTTTTGGATGGGGACTGGTGGAGGATTTTTTAAATTTGATGGTACAGTTAAATTGCTACCCTCTTTAGTAGAGGATTTTGTATTTAGTACAACAGGAAATAATGTAGGTATAAATTACGCTTCGAATGAAATTATATATGCATCACATAATTCTTTATTTAATGAAATAGTATGGTTTTATCCATCAGGTACACCTTTGAATAGTCCTTCTACACAAAATAATAGATCAGTTGTTTATAATTATGTAGAGAATAATTGGTCAGTTATGACATTAGCTAGAAGCACTTATGCTGATGCTTCTACGTATGATAACCCATACGCTACTGAATATGATACAACAGCTACACCTACAATTGATAATTTAAGTGGCGCCACTAATACTTTTGGTGCAAGCACTTATTTTGCACACGAGGTAGGAACAAATAAAATCGCATTGGATGGATCTGAAACAGCCATAGCAGCTTATATACAATCTGGAGATTTTGATTTACCATTACAAGGTGATGGAGAATTTTTATTAAGAATATCTAGATTTATACCAGATTTTAAAAATTTAGAAGGGAATGCAAAGATAACTATTTTTTTAAAAGACTTTCCTGTTCAAACAGGAACATCTTCACAACTAGGTCCTTTTACGATAAACTCTAGCACAACTAAAATAGATACAAGAGCTAGAGGAAGATTAGCAAATTTAAAAATTGAAAACACCTCTATTGATGAAACATGGAGATTTGGAACATTTAGAGCAGACGTTAACCCTGATGGAAGAAGATAATGGCTAAAATAAACGTATATGTACCAGAACCACCACAAGAATATACCCCAGAAGGTTTTAGACAAATTAACCAAGCATTAGAAACAGTTGAAAACCAATTAAATACAAGTTATCAACAAGACTTGAAAAATGAACAAGATACGTTTAATTATTTTATGTCATGACAATTAGATACAAAAGCGAAACATTTGATTTAACAACTACTAACATTACGACAGTTTTAACTTGTCCTAGTGATGCAACTATAATTGCTAAGTCTTTACAAATTTCTCATCAAGCTGGGGGTAGTATAGACGTAGATGTATTTTTCAAAAAATCTGGAGGATCTGATGTAGACATTGCTCACCAAAGTTTATCTGCTGGATTTGATAATTTTATAAAGTCCAGTTTAAATATGGAAGCTGATGACGTGTTGAAAATACAAGCAAACACTGCAAATGAAATTACAGGTGTTGTAAATTATGCCCTTATAGATAGATCGCAGGAAAATGGCTAAACAAAAATTCACACATTTCGTACCTAGACCTAAACCTAAGAAACGTCCTAGAAAACATGTTAAGAGTCCAAATAAAAAAAAGAAGTTGCAACATAATAAAAAATATAATAGACAAGGCAGAGGATGAGTGATTTAATAAAAATACCTGCAGAAGCAAAAGAGATCATTAAACATAAAAGAACTTTAAAAGTATATGCTACCAAAGCTGAGTTCGATGCTGATGTTGCTGATCCTAACACTGATACTACTGAAGAAGATTTTAGACAAGATTTAGAAATAAAGGTGACAAGAGTTTCGATGGGTGCTAAAACCAAAGAATAATGAAACCAAGAGGAGCCACTGAGCTACAAATGGAAATGCTTCATAAGCATGTTCCAAAAGAATTACTAGATCAAGTACAGATATGTACTTCTGTTCCCGGTAAAGTTCCAATCGATCCAAACAAAGTAAATATTCTTTGGCAAAAGAATTCATACGATCAACCAAACCTACAAGAGTTTTTTGGTAATAAACAAAGACATAAAGAATATGATTGGTACGTATTTAATTCACATTGGAATTATGAAAAGTTTAGATATTTTT